AATTTAATGCTTACGTTCTCCCATTTGGGAATTCCGGGATACTTGTAGAAGTGATTGATCATTTGATATTCTTTAGTTTCAATCGTCACTGCTGGCTTTGTGACAGACGAGACGGACAACAATTTGCCACCCGTCCCAAACTCTACATAAAATTTATTTTTTCTTTTTGGCTCTGTAGCTGATAAAGACCACCAACTCATTTAAGCCTCCTAACTACCACTAGGTAATTTAAATGCATATGAATCTCCAACAGAAAGCTTTGCCCAGTCATACATAACTGTTAACGTTATGTCTGAAAGGTCCTCTGATTCATATGAAAGATCACTAAATTGAACAGAAGTGAAAAAGGCATTGTGTAGCGTCCATGTTTCAACTGCTTTACCTTCTGCGTCTAATTGGATTATTTGAAACTCTCCAACTGCTGCCACAGCTTTGGCTTTGTTCATGGTTTTCATTGATACTGTTTCATAAGTTTCCTCGGGAAATACATACCCTGCATCACTCAAAATTTTCAAAGTCTTCTGAGCTACATCCGGGGTACCAGGGTCAACCAACGTAAGAGTGATATCATCCCACTTAACGCTGCCGGGAAACTTAAATGTGTGACCCATGAACTTATGCTCAGTTGGATCTACGGTCATTTTAGGTTTGTCGACCGACTTGGCCCACCAAATTACTTCGTTCTCTTTTCCACCGAACAAAACTTTAAACCTAAACTTTCTCTTTGGATCTTGTGCTGTTGCACTTAATGATTCTCCCCAAAATGCCATGATAATTATCTCCTATTTATTCTTAATTAGTGGTTTAGACGAAATCCGCACCAGTTTTTGTGATGACAAAGTCAACAACAATATATTCAATTGCACGGGCTGGCTTAATAAAGATCTTAGCATACATGATGTTGCGATCAATTAAATCAGCTGTTGTAGTAGTTTCATCCAATACTACTTTATAGTCTGACAATCCAAATCTAGCTTTGGTGCTTGACATAATTGGCTCAACTTGTCCTTTAAATCTGTTCCAAGTTGTCTCAACGTTGTTATCGAACAATAGATTTCTAGAAATGTTAGACACTTCTGCTTTCAAGTAAAGAACCAAACGACGTACGTTGATACGATCCAAAGCAGAGCTATCAGCTTGAAGAGTTTTTTGTCCGAAGATCACAACGCCTTCAGCAGGGAATGTTGCGATTGGGTTAATATTAACTTCGTACAAAGAATCTCTCTCTTTAGAGTCAAGCCTTTGTCTTGCTTGAAGAACACGAGGACCACGAGAACCACCAAGAGAACCAAGTCCTCCACGGTTAAATCCTGCAGGGGCAAACCAAAGTTCTGATTGTGCTTGAGACTTACCAAAGGCGCCAAGAGCGGCGACAGATGGCGGAATCCAGACAAGGTCATTTGAGTTTAAGTTGTCAGAAATTTGAACCCATGGATAAAACGCGGAAGAATAAGAGGAATTGAGGTTTCGACTTTTTAAATTAGAGACTGCTGTAGCTACAGATCCCAAAGAATCAATGTCGTTAGCACCTTCTAATCTTTCAGCTGATGGGATATAGTCACCTTCCAAGTCGATGATTGATAGAACATCTTTTCTTCTCTCAGCGGTTGAAATGATTCTATTTGTAATAGATGGTAAACTAATACCTGGCATTACCAAAAGGTTTGCTGGTACTACTTCTGGGTCTAGAACAGAATCCAAAGCTTTGTAAAGAGTGAATTCTTGAGAAGAGTTTGACGCAATCAAGCCTTTTCTAAATGGTTCTTTTTCTGTAATATCAAATCCTTCAGATCCTCCAATGAGAGGGACTAGGAATTGACGAACATTGAGACCCAAGAGGTCGCCGAATGAGCCCGAAGACCGAGTGTAGCTTGAACCAGCCACGTTTTCGCCAAGAGCGTATGACCCCTCAGTGTAAGTCACAGTGTTCGAACCGGTTACGATAACCAAGTCATCCAATGTAAATGTATAAGCGTACTCAAAAGAGCTGTTTGGTGGCGCACCTGAGTCTGTGTTATATGCACCTGGTAGTCTTCTAGTGTAATCAATGTAATCTCTATCGTGAGTCGTTGATGTGGTGCTAATAGCAGGTCTGATTCCATAGTAAGCGCGATAAGGATCGGGAGCTCCGCCCTCAGTTCCGCTACCTCTCAAAGGAATTTTTGGGAACCTAAATGAACCAGTAAAGTCTGTTGCGGTTGCTACTTTGCAAGCCAATCCAGCAAACGCCTTCGGTACTGATCCAGAGCCTTGAACGAAAGATCCTGTGAAAGCAGTTCCTCCGACGGCGTCTTCTCCAAAAGACTTGATGTTAGTTGAACCAGAGATGATTCCGAATCCCTTTGGTCGAACTGGGCCTTTGAATCCTGCTGGAAGTAGTCCTTGGCCAGATCCATCTTTGATGAATTGCTTAATGTCGACATAAATAATATCAGATTGGTTTTGGAAATCACCATAAGTTCTATATCTCTTGTCGGTCTCGCTCCATTCTTGATATTGATCTCCAATTCTTTTTCCAATAAAGTTTGGAGATGATGGGTTAAGATTCAAACCTGTGTATCTTTCAACGGTTTGACCAACAACTGTCTTCACGGCAACTGTGAAGGTACCAAACGCATTTACAATTGGATTTGCAGGTTCGCGGATGTCTTCAATTGCGATCAAGTAATTCTTTTGAATTTCCTCTCCAACATGTAGAGACTTGAATCTAAACATGTCTTGTTGAGTTTTTTCATTTTGGCAAACGATCCAACCAGACTTAGCTTCAGCAGCAGATTCTTTGTGGTATCCCCAGTTTGTGGCGGTACCATCTGTACTATGTAGAGGAAGTAGGACACCATAGCAAGTTCCTGTCGCCTTACTTGATAAGGAGTTGTCCGATAATTCTCTAGCAAAAGTCTCTCCAAGCCAATAAGTTTTTAATTGGGCTGAGTCGACTGTTGCTGAGTTAACCAATTGAGGATTTGTGTTAAATACATTTCTAATGTACTTTGATGAATTTCTATTAAAGTTAAATGTTAAGCCGTTAGTGTCTGTTGAAGCACCATCTGCTTTAAATATTTCCATTTTAAATTCTGAGTTGGGTCCGATATTGGAAACCAAAGCAGCAGCATAGTCGCCATCCGTTGCCAACTCGGGATTGGTACCAGATAAAGCAATAGCTCCAGCATTTGCATAAAATACAGCAGCTAGAGATCCAGTTTGGTCTTGATTTGTAGAGCTTGAGGCAATAAGAAATAAACCATATGCCGTTGAGTTTGATTCAATCAAAGAGTTAGGGTCACCGGCAAGTTTCCAACCTGCTCTCTCAGCATCTGTAGTAGCATTAACTGATTGTTCTCCGGATAGTCTAACAATTGTGACTGGAGACTCTTCTGATGCCAACCAAGATTGTGCAGCATAAGAAGCGTAAGTGGGACCGGTCATATTGCCGTCGCGCCACATGTCACCTTGTATACCGCTACCACCAGGAATAGGAAGTCCAAAAACCGAAACAAAATCGTCCAAGTTTCTAACCTTTACTGGTTTGTTAGCAGGTCCTTTTCTAGTCCGACCAATGATAATTGGTCCTAATGCTTCTGCTTCTTGTGGTAGGAAGCTTTGGTCAATCTCGCGGATTTCAATTCCGGGTGAAAGAAAATCAAATTTTTTAGCCATCGATTTATCTCCTTAATAAAATCATTTTCCTAATAAATAGTAGCTCTATTATCCAAAATCACTAAAAGTCTCTAAAACTATCATCATCGGACTCCCATGGTTTTGAGTCTCCGACAATTGTTCTTTCTCTAACGAGTTTTACCTCTACAACAGTTTCTCTTGTAGTAACTTTTGGGGCTTCTTCATTCATCCCGTCTCCTAGGAGATATCCAAGAACTTTCAAGTCAACTTTAGTTGCGAAAGATCTCTCTTCTTCTCCAAGGTTGTTGGAATTATTTGTGGTAGCAAGGTCTCCTTGTATGAATGTTTCATATCTGTGACCATTGTAGTCTGCGATCAATGCGTTGATCAATCCTGTTCTTGTTGCAAATGGTGCCATAAGGTCGTTCATCTGCTGTTGATACTCTGTCCTTAAGTTGATAGAGTAATTTACAGTCACCCAAACAGGAATGGGCGCGTAAGTTTCCTCATAGACAATCTTCTTATTGTCCACAGGATAGTTCTGTTGTCCGTTGAATTGTCCGCTTTCTGAAGATGCGAATTTTCTTGTCGGAGCTTGAGCTATTTTGCGAGATACAAGTCTTTGATGCTTTCTGTAGCCTCTCGGACCATCTGTGTCCGGGAATACATGTGCCTGCCATCCACCTTTGAATTGAGGATCTTTGTTAAAGCTTGTTCTATCTATTGTTATAAGTGGAAGCTTCAACTTTCCAACGGCATCTCGGATATCTTTGTCTTTTGAGTTGACTGCTCTCTCCGGAGACATCCAAAGAACAGGTACTTTCTTGAAACCTGAGTTGGTTTTTGTGTGCAAATCAAATCTATCGTTTATTAGGTTGTATATAGCCAAGTCAATTGTTTCAATTGTCGAAGGCATTAATGTCTGGTCTTTAGTTGCCATTGAAAACTCCATCTCTAGCTCTAATACACTCTGCTGATACTTCAAATCTAGACTCGGCTTGTCCAAAAAGTACTTTTGGCTCGTTAATCTTTACTATCTCATAGTAAATACTTCCGTATCTAACGAAGTCCCCTTCTCGGACAAACAAATTTTGATCTTCGGTTAGTCTTCGCTTGTGAAAGTTAACTTTAAGACCTGTTGTCTTGTCAATACCCACGCCTTCTAGAAAGCTTGTTTCCACACCATTGTATTCAACGAGAGCATATACTCTAATTGGATGTAAAAAGTTTTTATCAATGGCTTCTCCATACAATGGA